ACATAGCTCATTCAAAGACTCTGTGTTTATGAGTAACCTTTGTCAAGAGATTACACTGCCTACAGATCCACTACAGCACATTGATGGCGAAGGCGAAATTGCACTATGTATTCTAAGTGCTATTAATGTAGGCATAATTAAAGATGTAAAAGACCTAGAAGAACTATGCGACCTTGCTGTTAGAGCGTTGGAAGAAATTATTGATTATCAAAAATATCCAGTTGGAGCAGCCGAGCGTAGCACAAAGGCAAGAAGGTCTCTCGGAGTTGGGTATATAGGTTTAGCACATTATCTTGCTAAACATCATGCAAAGTATGAAGATCCAAAAAGTTGGAAATTAGTACACGAACTTACAGAAGCCTTTCAATATTATCTATTAAAAGCATCAAACACTCTTGCAAAAGAAAGGGGTGCTTGTGATTACTTTAATCGTACAAAATATTCAGACGGCTTGTTACCAATTGATCACTACAAAAAAGATCTTGACGATGTTGTAGATGTGAAGTTACAATATGATTGGGAAGCATTAAGAGCAGATATAAAAGAACATGGACTACGTCACTCTACCCTATCTGCACAAATGCCAAGCGAAAGTTCAAGCGTAGTATCTAATGCTACAAATGGAATTGAACCACCGCGTGGATATTTAAGTGTTAAGAAATCAAAGAAAGGACCTTTAAAACAAATTGTTCCACAATATCAAACACTTAAAAATCACTACACATTGTTATGGGATATGCCTAGCAATGAAGGTTACATAAACATTGTAGGAGTTATGCAGAAGTTTTTTGATCAAAGCATTTCAGGCAACTGGAGTTACAACCCAACACAGTTTGAAAATAACGAAGTGCCAATGAGTGTTATGTTTAATGATTTGCTTACAACATACAAGTTAGGTTGGAAAACATCATATTATCAGAACACTTATGATTACAAAACTGACGACGACATAGTAGATGAACCGATAGAAATAAATACTCAATCACAACAGGAATTACCGGAACAGGACGCAGAAGATTGCGAAGCCTGTGCAATTTAAAACAAGGACAAAATTATGGGACGCACAGTTTTTAACAGAGATAAAGTAGATTTTACAAAGCAAAATATGTTTTTTGGTAAAGCCGGTAATACACAGAGATATGATGTGTTTAAATTTCCTGTTTTTGATAAACTTAATCAAACCATGCTTGGCTACTTTTGGCGTCCTGAAGAAGTAAGTTTACAAAAAGATCGTGCTGATTATGAAACTTTTCGTCCAGAACAGAAACATATTTTTACAAGTAATCTAAAGTACCAAACACTGCTAGACAGTGTACAAGGACGCGGACCGTGTCTAGCATTTTTGCCTCACGTAAGTATTCCTGAACTAGAAGGGTGCATTGTTACTTGGGACTTCTTTGAAACTATTCACTCACGTTCATATACTCATATTATGAAGAATGTATATTCGGACCCAAGTGAAGTATTTGATACAATTCTAGATGATCAAGAAATTATAGAACGTGCTAAGTCAGTTACAAAAAACTATGATGCTTTTACAGATGCGGCTGACAAATTCTTTTACCAAAAGAAAGGCAATATGCATGATGTGAAAAAGAAACTGTTCCTTGCTATGATGAATGTTAATATACTAGAAGGTTTGCGTTTCTATGTATCGTTTGCTTGTACGTTTGCATTTGGCGAGCTTAAATTAATGGAAGGTAGTGCTAAAATTATTTCGTTGATTGCTAGAGACGAGGCACAGCATCTTGCAATTAGTACTCACATCTTAAAAAACTGGATGAATAAAAAAGACGATCCAGAAATGGTAAAGATTGCAAAAGAGTGCGAAGAAGAAGTTTACGCTATGTGGCGCGAGTGCGTAGAAGAAGAAAAGCGTTGGGCCAAGTACCTATTTAAAGACGGCTCTATTATTGGTTTGAACGAAACACTGTTAGGCAAGTATGTAGAATACATTGCAAATAGAAGACTCAAAGCACTAGGGTACGATACTATATTTGAAGCACCTGTAAACACAAACCCTTTACCTTGGACACAGCATTGGCTTTCTAGTTCAGGTGTGCAAGTAGCACCTCAAGAAACAGAAGTAGAAAGTTATATTATAGGCGGTATCAAACAAGACGTTGATAAAAACGTACTCAGCGGGTTTAAATTATAAGTGGAACTTGCTCTTTTAACAGCATTTATAATTAAACATTTTGTAATCGATTACTGTTTGCAAACTTCCTACATGATACAGCATAAAGGCACGTACGGTGCTTGGGGAGGTATTTGGCATTCACTTCAACATGGTATAGGGTCAGGAGTTATATACTTGACAGTAGGCATACTTCCTGCTATACTAGCTTTAATAATTGATTATATTGTGCATTATCACATTGATTATGTAAAAAGTAATCTGTGGAAGTTGTATAACTTTGAAAAAACTGATAGAGGGTTTTGGGTTATACACGGAATAGATCAACTTTTACATTATCTAACTTATGTAGCAATTTATGTGCTAATAAGTCATTATTACGCAATATAACCTAAAAAAAGCATAATTAATAGTATAGGAGATAAAATGAAAGTAGAAATTTACAGTAAGCCGGCCTGCCCTTTTTGTGTACAAGCAAAAAACCTAGCCGAATCAAAAGGATTTGATTACACTTACAAAATGCTCGATGAAGATTTCACTAGAGACGAACTGTTTGAAATCTTTCCAGAAGCAAGAACTTTCCCACAAATTATTGTTGACGGAAACAAGATTGGTGGCTTCACAGAGTTTCAAAAACTAGTAGGATAAAACTATGCCATTTGCCGCAATCAAAACTGATAAAATTGATGGAGCCGACCGTATAACACCGAGCACCTCAGACATTTTTATAAATGATAAATTGGCTATTCTTAACGGCGATGCTGTTTCCAGTCACGGAAGTCATGGCAGCACTACTATACAAGTTATCCACGGAACTAATACTTTTGGTAACGGCAAATTAATGGCTAGTCTTGCTGACAGAGCAGCCTGTGGTCACAACATCACCAAAGGCCCGAGCAATAGAGAAGATGTAACAATTGAAACATAGGATATAAAATGTTATTAGAAACACCATACAAAGAAAACGATATAGTAAGCATAAAACTTAGCACAGGCGATGAAATTGTAGGCAAAATGTTATCAGAAGATGACAATCAAATTGTACTCAGTAAACCACTTGCTCTAACTGCCACACAACAGGGCATGGGTTTAGTGCCTTTTATGTTTACCGTAGATCAAGAATCAAAGTTTCCTTTTTCTAAAAAATTAGTTTTAATTGTAATGAAAACAGAAAAGGAAATGGCATCTAACTACATTCAAAACACTACTGGATTAAGTCTAGTCAAGTAAAATGAAAACAATTCTGACAGACATTGACGGAGTAGTTTTCGACTGGGAAAGTTCTTTCCTAAAGTTTATGGATAGAAAAGGTTACACAGTTTTAAATCCTGATGTCTATAACATAGCAGAAATGTTTAATATTGACAAAGACAAAGGCAAAGAGTTAACTAGAGAATTTAATGAATCGGGCACTATTGGTTACTTAAAACCTTTACGTGATTCAAAAAGATATGTTAAATCTCTAATAGAAAAAGGTTTTGAATTCCAGGGTATCACCAGTTTGTCAACAAATGAATTTGCTGGCAGACTACGTAGATACAACTTGGACAACGAGTTTGGTTCTGATTTTAACTGTATCTGTTTAGACACAGGAGCAGATAAAGATGAAGAACTAAAAAAATATTCACCCGGCCACTGGTGGATTGAGGATAAACCTGCTAATTGTGAAGCAGGACTATCCGCTGGTCACAAGGTAATACTGGTTGATCATTTGTACAATAGATCGTACAATAATAAGGACGTGATTCGAGTTCAATCATGGAAAGAGATTCACGATATTATTTTAGGAGAATAAAATGACTTTACACGAAGAAATAGTACAAGCGTTTAACAACTATCTCAAAGAAGCAGAAACTTTTGATGAGAAAGGTGTTAAGGCTGCGGCTACTCGTGCTCGTAAAGCACTTGGCGATTTAGGTAAATTAACTAAAGATCGCAGAAAAGAAATCATAGAAAAGAAAAACGCTATGTAAGGTATATTGCCAGCACCCAGTGCTGGCACTATATTTCAAGGTATCTATGTGGACATATCTAAAGAAACTAAAGAATATTTCAAACAAAAAAGTAAAAGATTTTCAAAATATCAAGACAGCAAAAACGTTGCCCTTGAATTTATTACAGAACATCATATAACAGAACCTGATCTTTGTGTATTTCTAATGGTAGGTTCAATTTTATGGACCTCAGCACAACTACAAGAATCCTTACAAGAGGAAGAACTCTTTCAATTATTAGGCATTGACGACGATATTGACGAAGAAGACAATGGAATGTATGAAGCCTATGAAGGTTTATTAGATATGGACCTCGACGAGTTTTTGTTACGAATTTATTTAGATAATAAATAGCCAAATATAGTATAATACTATAAATAGTAGTATATTATAATAGTATAATATTATAAATAGTAGTATATTATTTTTTGGAGTTAACAAATGGCAAAAGCAGTCGCACAGTCTAAACATGAACCAATCAAGAAAGGAACTTCGATTGGTAATAGGCCAAAATCTATGGCTACAATGAACAAAGCAAAAAAACGTTCATTTAAAAAATATAGGGGGCAAGGAAGATAATG